AAAACTGCAGGGCCACACCTGAACTATTCCCAAAGTTTTGAGGATCCGGATCAATACCCATACCCTGCTCAAATATACACTTGCGTGTTGTAGTTAAAAGCTTTTCTCTTGCATCTACCGGCAAATCAATGGTTAATGTTGATACGCCTGAACCATCACCTTGCTCGTTGTCAACTTTTATAGTCTTGTAATACTTTAAGTCTGATAGGAATTCATTCAAATCTGTACCGCCGTAATTTGTCAGTACGAATATTACTTCCTGAATGTCCTCAAGGTCATTTACAAATCCACTGAATATCTTGCAATAAACATCAATTAAGGGCTTTATGTTCTTCAAGTCGTCTGTATGCACATTGTTGTTATCGAATGCAAAGAACGGCACTTCTCCCAAATCATGCGAGTATTCGTTTGATACTTCGCTTATTCCGTTGATTTCTACAAAGAACTTAGGATACGTCTCTAAATTATCCTTTACCGCTCCTCCTGCAAGAACTCTGTATGCTGCACATTCTTTATCGTTCCACAACTCGTATACATCGAACTCGTTTCCATCATCATCTATTTCATGATAAACCCTTAATACTCCAAGTAGTTTTCTGTCTAAAGACTTTGACCAAATCGGCTGTATTTGCTCTGAAGGCACTACAGCATACCTGTAATTTCCATCATCTGCAGACTTCCACACATGAATCCATCCTGTTTTCTTGTTGGAAGCCTCAATACATAAATCCTTGCATATCTTAGGGTACTTATCACTCAAGAAGGCACTCAAAGCCTTATTAGAGCTTTCTGCTCCGATATCAAAAACAGGCGGTTCCGTAAACAGATAGGATGCCTTTTGGTTAACCAACAATCCATGAAAATTAAAAGGAATACGGTTATCCGCATTCCTCATAGGCTGTTCTATATCTCTTGTAACAAGCTCTCCATTTCTGTCTTTTTCGACTCTTTCCTGCTTCTTCTTAGGTTCAGACAAAATATCAGTCTCATTTTTATAGTATCTTTCCGCCCTCAAAGCCTCAGCTTGATACTTCGCATGAACATCCGCATATGAAAGTATTAGTTTTTTAACAATTTCTAATTCCACAATCAATTCCCTCATTTCATGATAGATAAGCCTGAAGGCTTTCTAATAATCGTATATCCAAAGTATCTTACTGCATCCATTGCATGGTCAAATACCTTTACGGGTTTATCTTCGCCTCTATCTGCCGCTTTCTCATCCCAAACATATGATGCAAACTCTTTTAAAGTCATTTCACATTCCGTACTAATCTTTACCTTTGGCTCTTGTAATAGCGAAGCAAAGAACCTTATCCCGTCAAGCACGTTATTAACAGCCTTTTTCACTCTGTATCCTCTTTTCTTTAGCTCTGCAATAAAAGATGCAGCAGATGGATCCACAACAATTCTTTGTAGTTTGATACCGTTAAGCCATCCTTCTAAGTCATCTGCATACTCTGTATCAGTTTTTTGTATGTCGCTGTCTCTTCCTGAATAATAGTACTCTTTAATGCAATACCAAATGTCATCAAAACCTTTTCCCCACAACAGGAAAACTGTAGCATTTTGAGTACCATAGTCACATGATACATAATAACTGTTCGGCTGTACCGGCGGAATCTCTTCGGGCTTCACTGTATGTTTCTCTTGGTCAAACATGTCATATATAAGACCTTCAGCCATTACCCAGAGTCCTAAAATGTATCTCTTAAAGAAAACTCCAAAATACATACTTTTATAGCGGTTTTTGATATGCTCTGATAAAGATGGATTATCATCCATTGTAAAGTGAAGATGTAACAAGTTCTTTTCCACAATCTTATCCAGCCACTTAACTTTAAACCAATGATAAGGCGAACCGGGGTTACAGTTAAACCAAAACTTTGAGCCATCCACAGAACAACGTCCTGTAGCCTGATTGACAAACGATTCAGGCATCAAGACAACCTCGTCAAAAAAAGCTCCTGCAGCAGTTATACCTTGCACTAAGTCTTGAGATGCTTCATCCTTACCGCCAAATACAAAGTATTCATTCTCTCTACCATTTTTGCTGATAGTTAAATAATTTTCTGAACGGTGGTCCTGTACAAAATATCCCAAAGTTGCAAGCATCTTTTTAAGTGGTCCAATAACATTTCTTCTGCAAGAACCTACCGTCTTACCTGCTATTATAAAATTCTCGCCATCAAAGCATTCCATTGACCAAGCAATATAGGCCATTGACATACTCATTGTCTTTCCGGATCTAATTGCTCCATCAGCTATAATTCCATCATGCTCTTTGATTTTATCTGCAATCCACCATGTCTGAACTTTTAACTGCTTTTTAGACGGTGAGACAAACTTAAAAGGCTTGTTTCTTTTAACTGCTTTCATCATCCCACACCTTATCTGCTAATCCCTTCAAGGCATCAACGTATGAGCTGTCAATTTCTTCGGGACTACTTGTCACAGTCTTTGCTTTTAATGCCGCAATACGTGCCTTTTGTTCCTGTTTGTCCAGTGTCGTTTTATTCTGCCCAAGTAAATCACGGATTTCTTTAAAGGCTGAAACCGCATTCTTATTGCCCGGATCCGCTGCAATATCTATAAGCGACTTAATCATCATTTCAGATATATCTCCGGTAATCATGCCTTCTGCTATCTTTCGCAAATCTGCTTTTCTTCTACGGGCGACTCCTGAAGCTTTACCGCCTTTTCTGCCACTTTCTCTTGCTTCGTCCTCGCTTCGCTCACTAAACGGTATTAAGTTATCCTGCCCATTTGCCACTCACCTCACCTTCCTATCTGTCTAATTCGGCAACAAAAAAGAAGGCTTTCACCTTCATACTCTAAATTTATCTTGATACGACCCGATAGCCACGATATTGTCCTTATCTTTGTCTATCCAGTCAGGTACATTTCCGTAAAATATTATCTTTTTAGGCTTTAGACATTTCTGCATTTTAGTATACCCATCATAAAACAGCTGTGTAGCCTTCTTATTCTTCATACATCCGACACTTGACACGGCCACAGTACCGCCAATAGGTTCTCCATCAAAGCACCATTCATAGCTGTCGTGGTCGCTCCATGCTATGGTGGGTATAACTTTTATCCCTAAGTTCTGCCAGTATGTAGCCAACCAATGTTTACGATAGTGGTTATACATCTGCATTATTTTCGGATAATCCGTATACAGTGAAAAATCAGGACTAAGAACATACTTAAATTTCTTTAAGATATTTATGTACTTGTCCGGTTCTCTCCATACCCTAAAAAACTGATAGTCGTCCAAAAAGAAATGCAGTCCCGTACTTTCAAATTCACCTTTGTAGCTTTTAGCACAATTAAAAGATATCCAATTTCTTACGCTGTCATACCCACAAGGCTCAATAGCCGGGATATCATACTTGCCGACTACATCAGGGTAGAACTTATGCAGATTTTCCATTGTCTTTCTTTCCTGCATATCTATCCCCTACCACTTCTTTTAGCGTACCCCGTAAACCATCTTTCAACTGATTTCGTCAACCTCTTTTGAGCCCTCTCATAAGTTGTTGACGTAATTTCTCTACTTGTAGCTTCCCCATATCCGTTCACAAATGTTTTCTTTTCTGCAGACTCGCTTTTTGCCTGCTTAGACCTTGCCTCTGCATCTGCTTTATATGCCTTGCTTAGCTTTTGAACAACATCATCTCTCTTTGATTTTGTAGCGTAATATTCTTTTCTCGCTTCTCTCGTCATTTGTCCATCTTTATCTGTCTGCCTTACCAAGCTCGCCATTTTATCGCCTAGAGCTTTCTTTTGTGCCTCTAAGCTCTTTATAGAGCCCCCCGCACTTGCTCCGCCTCCAGCACCTGCGCCACCTGCACTCGCTGAACCTCTTCCACCCATAAATATCTCCTTTTATCTTTTCCATAGTTATCCTCCCTTTGCATACAAAAAAGACAGCCAATCTTGACTGTCTTGATTGAAAAATAGCTTAGAGGTTCATTACAACGATTTATCCTCAAATTGAGAGCGGTAAAATGTCCAAACCGCTCTCAAACCCTAAAAAGGAGGTCATATGAAAAAGTATACTTGCTTCAACTTCTCACATATACATAATATCATATAAGCATTTTCATTTTTATTCATTTTTTTCACTTTTCCTCAACCGATATACTTCTTCAAATTCTTTTAAAGCATTTCTGTAAAACTTATGTATTGCTCCTATAGAATAGTGTGTTTCTTCAGATATCTTTTCAAATGTCATATCAGACACATAGTACATAGATAAAACTATTTTGTGCTTATCATCAGCCAACTCTTCAATAAGTAGCCTTGCCTCTGCCTTTAAATTCACAAGTCTGTCAATATCTACATTTAACTGTTCTTCTAATTCCAGCATTTTTATGACTGCATTTTCTATACCTCCGCCTCCTCCACCTTGTACTCTTTCACTTAGGCCAGCAGTAACTTTTGTGGTGAGTGCTCTCATTCTTTCTTTTTCCAGCAATTTAGCATTAATCATATTATCCAAAGTTTTAAGCTGGCAAAGAAACTCTTTCGCCGTCATACTGCCAACTCCTTTTCCAATGCCACTAAGTCTTTATTCATATTCTTCTTTAGCCTCCCACTTCTCGCAACCCTGCAAGTCATTGCATCTTTCCGCATTTTCGTTTAAGCAAAGTCTTATGTAATCGTCATACCACTCGCAAAGAGTACACACCCTCGGCCACTCATCTACTTCTTCGTAGTCATATGCCGTTCTGTCTATGACTTCTTCAAGAACCTGCTCTTCGATTTCCGCGTCTGAAGCGTTGTCGTCTATATCTATGCCAACCACTTCATCATTCAGATATAAAACTATTTTTCTCATTCTTCACCTCTCTTTTTTAGCATACCCGCTTTTATCATGTCGTATAAAATATCTATAGCTGTGCGGTTGTCTCTGAACTTGCAATTTGGATTAGCGTGTATCCTTGAATCATCTTTTCGCCAATCCTCAATCATAAAGCATTTAGGGCTAACAAACATAAACCCTTTGCCTCGTGCAACGCACAAGTAATAGCATTGCAAGTCTCTAGGAATTCCCCTGCACGGCTTAAATCCAAATCTCTCAAATTCCTTTATTTCCACAGCAGGTATTAACATACTAACTCCTTTTCAAGTGCTTCCAATATGTCAGCCACTCTTTTTACACCCAGGCCTTTTATTCCAAGCAAGATTTCACTGATTTTAGATATATCTATTCCCGGCACTGACTCTGTACCGGCTTTAAAACCGTCCATGTAAGCACTTTTACAGATATTTTGTAAGTATAAATTCATTTGGTTATGATCTTTTTTCTTGATTGCTTGATATTCCTTGCGATTTATCACAATATCTTTTTGTATCGCCATATATCCCCCTTCCTAATCTAATTAAATGGCAATCCCTCGTCATCAACTCCATCCGGTATATTCATGAATCCATCAGAGCTTACAGATGATTTTGATTGACTTGTTGAACTCTGATATCCGTCACCACTACCGCTTGCTCCCTTACTGTCTGCAAATTCCTGAGTATCTACAATAACCTCAGTTGTATACACCTTTTGACCTTCTTTGTTGGTATAACTCCCTGTCTGAATACGACCTGAAACCAATACCCTCATACCCTGTCTAAAATACTTCTCTGCAAATTCTCCGGCTTTATCAAATGCAATACATTGTATAAAGTCTGCGTTCTGTTCAGATGAGTCTCCACGTTTAAAACCTCTGTCTACCGCAAGAGTATATCTTGCAATTGCCATTGACCTCTCACCACTTGTATATCTCACTTCCGGATCTCTTGTAAGTCTACCCATCAATATTACTCTGTTCATTTTCTTTCTCCTTCTCAATTCTTCTTATCTGTCTTTTCAATTTCCTATCTACTATAAGCGATACTTGTGTCTTGTCACACTCATCATCCAATAGCTGAGTAAGCATGATGTGAACATCAGCTATTTCTTCAAGAACCTCTTTAGACAAACCCTCATTTCCTGATAAAATATCTTTTTGCAGAGCCACTATCAGCTCCGCCAATTCTTCTATGGTTTTTGACTTTTGATGCCTTAATCCATAATGTCTTAATATTCTCTTTGCCAAATCTGCTATCATATAAATCACCTAATCAAATTTAACTAATCCTTCTTCAAGTAACCTAATTAGTACTTCCAGATATGTAAATCCTGATGTGCTGTCTAAATCTGGGGACTTGTGTAAACGTTTGTCCTCTTCATTCCAAATATCTATAATAAAATCGGATTCATCTACGAAAAATACAGCCTTATCTTTTTCTATGCACAAGTAATAGCATCCATCATCATTTGCACATCGCTTAAATCCAAACCTTTCAAACTCTTCAATATCTTTGTTTGGCAATATCTCAATTAACATGTTTTCCCCCTTATTTATTCAACTTACTCTTAATGGCATTTTTAAGCCTTATAGCATTTAATAAAACCTCTTTTTCCAATCCTTTGTATTCACAGGCACCAATGTTATTCATCTTCATGTTTTCACCTTTACTGATTAGTAGTAAATTGTCTATATTGCAATTCAAAGGATTATTATCTCTAAATATCACTAACTTACCTTGTGGTATTTCTCCGTTATGCTCTTCCCATATCAATCTATGTTTAAGATTCCACTTGTTTGGATCTTTAACTTTTATTTCAATATAGCCATCAACATTTACTCTCTCACTACCTACAGGCCTATAGTTTTGTGGGCTATGGCCTTTTTTAAACATTGTTCCTTTACACTTTGCATATTGTTCTGCACTCATTTGTTTGCCTTTATTTGCCGGCACATGCTTCTTTTTAAATGTTGTATTAACTCCGGACCGAATTTTATTATTACCCTTAAAGCTCTTTATTTGTGCATAGGTTAGACATCTTCCAAACCTCTCTTCAAAAGCACTTTGTATTTCATATGAAAAATGCCCGGGAATATATCTTTTCAAGAATTCCCTCTCAGCTATTGTGTAAGCCATAGTTAAACACCCTTTTTAAGTCCCAACATAGGTAGATCTATAGTCTGTCCTGTTCCTTGCTCATCTATATGCTTTCTTGCACTTAGAGCAAGATGCCCATTCTCTATAATTGTTTTTGCTATTTTCTGCACAGCATCGCTTCTCTTTATCTCTTTTTCGAGTTGCTCATCTGTCAGATCATCATCTGTAATTCTTTCTATTGATTCGAATAAGTAATTGTTTAAATCCTCTAATGTGTTTTTCATATTTGCTCCTTTTCTTTTACTACACTACATATTTTTCATGTGCTATTTCCAAGTTCCTCTCATCAAGATCCAGATATATTTGAGTTGTCTTAAGATCCTCGTGTCCTAACATTTTACTGACCTGCTCTACGGGCATTCCTCTCTTTAAAGCCATAGTTGCACAAGTTCTCCTGAATCTATGCGGATGTACATTTCTGACTCCCGCTCTTTCTCCAAGCCTTTTGCAAAAACCCTCTATCGCACTGTTACTTGTATGCTCTTTACTATTTCGGTATCGTGTACTTGGAAAGATATACGGGTTATTTACTAAGTTGATTTCTCGAATACACTCGTCCAATGTAAGTCTTGCTTGTGCATTAAGATAAACTGTTCTCTCTTTGTTTCCCTTGCCTAAGACATTTATCTTTCTGCCATCTATATCTTCGAATTTTATAGATACAAGCTCAGAGACTCTACATCCGGTACTTAACAACATGTCAACAATAAGCTTTTCTTTTACATTCTTGCAGCCCTGTCTTAGTTTAAGGACCTCGACATCTGTAAATGCTTTCTTTTGTTTCTTTGCTACCTTGATACTACCTACCTTTCGTGCAGGGTTGGTCGGTATTATCCCTTCGATAGTCAGAAATTCGAAAAAGGTTCTTAAGTATCTTAAGTTATTTGAAACCGTCACTTTGGATACTTTATCCCGGTGTTCTCTCAGTGCTAGGTAATACAGTATATCGTCTGAGCTTACGCATTCAGCCGGCTTTCCTATCATGCTTAACATCCTAGGAATTTCAGCGGAATATTGTGCTAATGTCTTCTCAGATAAACCCTGCACTGTTTTTGTCATTATGAACTTTTTAAAGTACCACTCGTTCTTATCTTCTTCTCTTACAACGATTTGCGTATTTTCCTTGCCTATACTGTATTCGCTCATAGCCATATAAAGTTTTGACTTAAGATCGCCAATATTTATAGTTACGACATCAGAAAGCGAAAGTATTATTTTGTCAATTAATTCTGATTTCATACTAATACCCCCGTTTTCGCTGGCGTTAAAAATACACTATCCTCAGATACTTCTTCAAGTGTAAGTGTATTTTGTCTTAATACTGTTGCTTTAATTCCAAGCAAAGATAATTGTACATAGCACATATGCACGCATCTGTAGTCTATGTCTTGTGTTACAACCTCCAGCTTTTTTTGATAATTTACACCCTGCTCAGACAAGACTTTCGCATATGCTATTATCATCCCACCGCTGCCACATGTTGGCTCAGTAAATCTTATTACTCCGTCCGCATCAGCAACCGGCGGCATAAGTCTTGCTGTAAGTCTGCTTATGTGGTTTGGTGTGAAAAACTGCCCTGTGTGCTTACTTCCTGATTCAAGCCCCATGTATACATTGCCAAGGACATCTGCTATGTCATTATCCAAAGCAATAGTAAGTAGCCCGCATAAGTCAGGAAATTTACTCATCTCAGTATTTTTATATTTTTTTACAATCTCAAGATACTTTTGCTCTCTTGATTGCTTTAATTTGCTGTTTAATAATGTACACGCATTTGATATTGTTATTGCGTACATCTCTACCCAATCAGAAAATACCTGATGTGGTGAGTAGTATTTTGACATATTGTTTATTAAAGATATTATTTGTTGATCGTATTTCATTTATTTAAGGAGCCGGATATCCCTTAGTGCCGGCAGGCTCGACTCCTTTCTAAATTATTTTATTTTCTATCCCTCTCCCTGACATCACTAATTTAAAGCAATAGGAAGAACCATCGCTCTAAATTCACTGTCATTAGCTTCAATGACCATAGGCATTTTTGAGCTGTGTAGCGAAATCTTAACATGCTCACAATCAAATGCTTTTAATGTTTCTATTACCAATTTTGCATCAAATCCTATCTTGAGATTTTCAGTAACATCTTCCAGTAAGTCAATGACTTCATGGTAATCAGTAGTCTGGTCTTTTATGCTTAAATTCAATTTATTTCCTGATAGTTCAAATTTAACAGGTGATTTTTCAGCGGTACACATTTTGGCGCGTACCATTGCACCCAATAATTCACTTCTTACCACAAATGTGTTTATAGGCAACTCTTTGAACATGTCACGATACGGATAGTACTTTCCCTGCACAATTCTTGTGCATATATCAAAATCTTCTGTTGAGAATATTGCCATACTGTCACTGTATTTTATTTTGACATCTCCAGTTAATAATACCGACTTTAGCTTTTCTATTGTGCTTTTTGAGATAAGTAACTCAAACTCTCCATCATATTTGATTTTATCCCATGCAAGCACATGACCATCAAGTCCAACAAAGTTTAACTGACCATCTTTTGCCTGCATAAACATGCTTGACATTCTCGGATCTGAAACCTGTGTAGGTATTGCATAAGATACTCGCTTTATTGATTTAAGAAGCATTTCAGCCTTTAGAGTAAGCTCACTTCCTTCTCCTTCTATGTTTAATATAGGAAAAGTTGTAGGTTCCATAGTTTGGTATGTGTTTTTTATCTTGTCCACACTGATAACCATTACATTTTCACTTGAAACCGAAATATCAATCATTCCTTCCGGCAAATTATTGATAAGGTCAAATGCTCTTTCTGGTATGATAAAGCATTCTTCATTTGCACCCGGTATCTTTGCTCTTATGGTCATTTCTAAATTGCTTGCAATAAGATACCCATCCTTTACCAATACTCCTTGCAGTATTGGCATTGTTGTATTTTTTGATACAACACCTTTAATTTGATTTAGCTTTTGTGCTAACACCGTCTTTTGTATTTTCATCTTTTAACTCAATCCCTTCAAGAATTAATATTATGCATTGACTCTGACTTATTCTATAAGCTTCAAGTTCCGACTCATTCATATATTTGTGATTATATAATTCTTTCATGCGTTTCCACACGCTCCATGGCACTCTGAAGAAGCTTCTAAGTCCAAGTGAGACCATCACATAGCAATGCGCTCCAAATTTCTCATATATATCAAGATTCTCCCACTGTGTTTCAGTTATTACCGACTGCTTTATCCTATCTGAATCGGTATGCTTTGCCTCAAACATGATCCCTGTTCCATCACACAGTATACCTTTATAGTCCGGTTGCCCCTTTTTCTCATAGTATCCTCTTACAACTCCATTCATATCCTTTCCTGTGATATGAAAAGGCTCCGGAGTTTTTTCAATATGAGCCAAACCCTTATTTAGATAGAACTTACATGCCGTAGATATCCATCTTTCAAATGTTTCACCTGACTTCTTACTATTTCTACCAATAATCTGTGCCTTGTAATTCACTCCCACCTCTTTTCTTTTTCGCTGTATGTTTCGTAGAGCTTTACCTGCCGTATTATCAACATATCCCTCTCCGTTTACATATAAGGAATTTCTGCCCATTCACTTACATCCCCCTGATTTACTCTTATGCACTCTCTTTAGCTTTTATCTGCTCATTCATCTTCTCTTCAAATGTTTTTACAAACGCTTTTACTTTATCCGTCACACTGCAATTATTCATACCTCTACACTGAATAACTTTATTGTCTCTCCACTCAAGGGTATAATAAGGTTTGTTCGGTTCATTTTCTTTTCTGATAAAGAATATAGCCGTCTCTCCTTTGGCCACTCTTTCAATGTAAGTTCCAACACAATGATGTAAGGCCTCTCCCTCTTCTTTTATAGCAGCGGAATTTGCCGGTACTATAAGAATTAAACCGTTTCCCTTTATATTCAGTGCATCAACTCCGGCATTTTTTGAGAATATTTCTTCCATGTCTTTTTTTAGCTTTTGCATTTTCTTTGCAATAAGCTTATCTCTTCTCTTCTTCTCTGCCGCTGCCTTCCTATCCTTAAGTTCCTTATATTCCTTCGCCACCCTATCATGTACTTGCTTAAAATTATTCGGCATATAGATAAACATATTATCAAGGTTATATTTAAGTTCACGACACCAGCCCAGGTAATCTAACCAGTCTCTTGCCATATTCCTTTTTAATTCTATTAATTCTTCTCTTCTTAATTTACCTTTTGAATTGCCATCCATATACCTTTCAATCTCTTTATCAAAATATTTAAAGAATTTATGGAAAGAAACCTTAGTTCCGTTTTCTCTCATCAATTTTATATTGCACCCAAAAACTTCATAATATTCCTTTATCTGTTCAGCTCTCATCTGTATACCAAGTCTCTGTGCTTCCTGGAGTAGATTCAACTCATCAGTATTCCCATCTATTTCCTGCAATATTTTTGTATTCACCTTTGTTAAGCCCAATATTTCATATATTGTATTTGCCTTATAATCAATAACATCTGTAGATAGGTGGCAATAAAAACCGTGTTTGCTTACTATGTCTGCTGCTAAATTATTAAGCCCCATTTTGCATATCCACTCAAATTTAGGGAATTTCAGGCATATGGGTATAGCTCCTTCATAAGGCAATCTTCCTTTGTGGTTTTGAGCCAAAATCTCAAGGCCTGAATATTTCATCTGCGTATGCTCCCAAGCGTGTGGAAGATTACCTGGGTAAAGACCTGCACTTGTTATGCCGCCTGAGCTAGGAATCCATCTACAGAGACCTCTCTGATGATATACTCCCCATTCATAGGCTTCTTTTCTTAGAGATTTCTTTTCGACTGTCCAAAAGTACCTTTTTTGCTCAAATAATATTTCTTTTATACACCCTTCTTTAATTTTGCCATCTCTAATCTCTCTGCTTGCCCAGAAGTATCTGAGCAAGAATCCTTTTTCTTGACGATCAACATATATAAAGTCGCTTGTATCTTTTATAACTCCTGCCAGTATACCTTTTGCTTTGTATGTAACTTTGCTCTTGCAAAAAGGACACTCTCCCTTTTCATTGTTGCGAAGTCTTATCTGTGTCCTATCAACAATACCTTTGGCTTTACAATATGAACATTCGAATTCCGCTTTGCCCTTCTCAGTCTCTTTATATATTCCATATCTGCTAAAGCTCATTCCATGCTCCCATACCCAATCTTTAAACTCTTGTGGTGGATCCTGAATATGCTCCATCTTTAAATCAATAGGATCTAATACTTTTCTATGCTTCTGCTCTAATCGTCTTTCTTTTACTTCGTTCTGATACCTTCTGATAAGATTCCAGATAGTATCACTTTCATGCTTTTTATAGCCTTTAAAAAACTTTTCAATTACATCTTGCCCGGACCATGTGTACACCGAAAAGTTATCTCTATACTCTTTTTTTTGCTTGTCCCATATAGTCCTGTAAAATCCTATTTCTTGCATCATGTCAAAAGAAGCGGTTATCCATTTTGTACTATCCTTTGTTAAATCTTG